GATTTTTGGTTGCGGGGGCAGGATTTGAACCTGCGACCTTCAGGTTATGAGCCTAAAAAAACTGGCGGAAAACCTAAAGCGAATCGCTGTGTTGCCAGTGTGTTGCCACAGCATTGATTAGGGGGGAGTGTGTTGCCACGAGTCTATTTTTGGGCGCGTTTCTCCATCACGCCCTCAAATGCGCCACCACCGAAATAAAAGGCCACGATGGCAAACATTATCTCGCCAATATAGAAGTCGCCCATGACGGCCTTGACGCTATCGATGTCGCCCTGTCCCATCAATGTCATCCCCATCACAATGATGAAAACTGACAGATAAGTTCCGCCAAACATTAACGCTAAATATCTCTGCGCGACCTTAAATGGGGCGTAAGAATTTAAGAGATCGACTTTGGCTTTGTTCTTGGCAGCGATGGCCTCTTCGTCAGAGGTGTGCATATCATCAATCAAGTCCATGCCTTTTTTGATGACATCACCTGAACCCAATATTTTGCCCAAAATTGCAATCATCAGTGTTTCTCCGAATTTAGCCACACGGCTAGTGAGCCTGTCATGCTGCCGCTAACAACAGAAATCATCGCGCTTTGTTGAGTTGATAAATCTTCCAGAGAGATGCCCCACTCAATCACGCGGATGTAAACAAGTGTCATCACAACCATCATAAAGCGCGGCAGGATGCGAAGCTCTAGCATCTTGCGTGCTATGCTCTCGACACTCACTTCCACTCTCCTGTGCGCATCATCTGTGCGAGATGGTTGGCGCGGTGACCAACCTGTTTTGCCCACAAAGAGTTCAGCATCTCATTGCTGGCGGTGTGGAAGTCTCCGACCAGCAGAGCCGCCTGCATATTCTGGAACTTGTCAAAGTTGGGTTTGCCCAAATTGAACAGCATTGAAATGATCACGGCCTTTCTGGCTTCATCCATCTTTGCATAGAAAGGATATGTGACCGCCTCATCTTCACAACGCTTCACATCATTTGCCAGCAGGTAGTAAATCTCGTCATCAGACAAACCGCCCTTCAGCTTCTCATCAATGAGCCGTCCGACGCCGATAGTCCAATAACCTCTTGAGTCCTGATAGGCGTGTTTAACAACGCCCTCATGTTCTTTGATCAAGTTGAGCAGTGCGCTCATTTAAAATCTCCATCGTTTCGTTGAAAGTTGTGCTTTCAAGATTCATGTCGTGAAAAATTGTCCCAGAACGAGACATTGTGATCGTCTTGATTTTTTCGATTGGGACAAAATGACATCGACGGTGAGGTATGCTCACACAGGCCGCAAAGTCATAGTCAGATATTGTTGGGAAATGTTTGTCGCCGCCGATCCCAAAATGCCACTGCAATTTGCCATCTTTATAGCGACTGCCATCTGGCTCGTGAAAAGATGAGGCTTTGACCTGACATCGGTATATTTTTGAGCCTCTGGTGACAATCATGTCAAACCCAGCTATCGGGCAGATGACAGTTTTCCAGCCATGAAGTTCACAAACGGCAGCGGCGATGTACTCACCGATGCGTCCTGTGGTTATCGCGCTCATGCTATTTTGGCAAAAACCCTGCTATCATCGCGACCTTTGCACCAATGGCACCAACAAGCCCCGCAAATCCAGCAACCAGCATCAGCGTTTTCCATCCCCCTTTTGCCTGTAAGGCCAACTCATGTAACTGTTTTAAGGTTTCTCTAGTCTCAGACATCTCGCGCTCTAAAGTGCGCAAGCGGCTGGACATTTCACCAAGTTCTCGTTCAACACTCATGCTTAATATCTCGCTGCATAGGCAACCATCAAAACAATCAGTCCGACACCGATGGCAATCGCAAGGGCGATGAATAACGCCGTCTTGATCGCCTGCTCAATCTCGTGCTGTTTTGCAGCCGCTTCAATTTTCGCCTTGCGTTGCGCCTCTTTGGCCTCACGCAGTTTCTGATTATGAAGTTCAAGGATTTCTTGCCATGTTGACTTTTGGTCGGCGGGTTTAGGCCACCGCATGTTGATCATGGTGGCAACTTCTTGCATCTGCTCTTGAAGTCTCTTGGACTCAAGAACGGCATCGATGCTGGACTTTAGATGGATGTCCCCCACCCCTGCCTGCTTGTTCCGCTCCTCATTCAGCTTTTTTTGCGCTGAAAAAAGAGTGGAGATTTGGTCGCTAATTTCTGAGACTGACTGAACATCATTTAGGCGTGCCTTTATAAAAGCCACAGCATTAGACGCCGCCGTCACAGCAGCAATGGCGGTGCTAATCGGTTCCATCAATGTCTCTTTTTTTGGGGGGGTTAGTCGGTGTTTTTCTGGCTTAAATTGCCAGATTTTTCATTATTAAGCGTATGGGCTGTCGCCACAACATGAAGGCCATGCTGCCTTGAGTTCTGCAATAGTTGTTGCGCTATCGCCAGCAGTTGGCGCATCACGCAGTGCTTGCTTATCAGCCACAATCTGTGTTGTGTCTGCGCTTGTTTCCAGTGCCTTCATGTAGCTGGTGTCCAGCGCCTCAAGCAATGGGCGACGAGCCTCACGAATTTTGTCAGCAAAGATTTCTTTTGCCTTAGCCACGTCCTCAGAAATAACTGAGCCTGACAGTGACCAAGCACCACGAAAGTCTCTGTTTGCTGGAACGGTTGCAGTTGACGCATCAATCTGATTACCGTCTTTGTCCACGATGTATGTTGTAACAGCCATTAGTTTCTCCTATGCGGCTAGTTCATCAGATATACGCCACGCATTGCGCCACGTTCTAGTTTGCGGTAACTGTTCCTTGCGGCATATTACCATAGTCGGGCGGTTGCCATCATCCCAATTCTGCCAGACGTGCTGTGGCACATCTTTTTGAATTAGGTATTCAATAGCTTCTTCTTCTGTCATTGCTGGCATAGGCTCTGTCTCATGCAATAGATACCCTCTGGTATGCTTCTTAAAGTCGGGCTGTGCTTCGTCTTTAGCCAGTTCCCAATAGACCCACACAGGTGGCAGGATACCGCCCTGCAATGCACACGCCATCCAGTTAGGGTCAGGCACAAGTATCTTAGCACACTCATCAATGCTGTCCTCGTACACCACACGATAGTCTGACTGCACACCGTCTAGGTTTTCTTTAGCCCAGCACAGACGGTCAAACAGGTGGGTGCCTTTGAAATCAGGTGTCTGCATTAGGCTAGGTCTCCGTGTACTGCAAAATCAGCGACATTTCCCGTAGCTGAAGTGGGGCTATTGGCATTGTGGACATTTAAAGTAAATCCACTTGCAGATTTATTATCTACTGTCGCATTTCTATTAGCCACAACATCTACAGTTGCGGTTACAACAAAATTAACGCTGTTCATATTGTTAGTGTATGCAATCGTGTAATCATTTGGCGTACTACCGCCATCATCAGTTAAAGATGCAACATTCAAACTATCTCCAACTGATGTAACGGTTGACACATCTGCCCAAGCCTTCGCACTACCCTCAACAACATAGTTCGTGGCGATTGAACCAGCGGTGCTGTGTTCCAGAGTATCTGCTACAATTTTTCCAGCCATTATGCGTTCTCCAATGCGGTCAAGCGTGTCTCAATATCAGCCAGCCGCTGTTCAGTTGCAGCACCCACAAACGACAACAGTTCAGGGTAGCGGATGCCCTTGCGATTTTTAGCAATAGCACCTTCAGCATCTGCATCAACTTCATTGCCATCTGCGTCCACATACCAGTCAGTGCTGATGAAAAACGCATAGTCGCCAGCATCCAAGCCAGCGTCAGTCATCGCTGTCTCAACCTGCTGTGCAATCACGCCTGTGTGTGTTCTGGCTGCATCGCCTTTGGCTTCAACTGCGCTGTTCCACTTGTAGGTTTTGAACAGTGCGCTGATGGCTTTAGCTGCTGTAATCTCTGCGCTTGTTAGGCTGGCAATCTGTTGCTTTTCGTTTGCGTCAGATGTTTGGATGGTGCCGTTGCTGGCGAAAACATCGTCAAAACGGAAATTAGAACCACCTAAATCAACAGAATTATCAATATCTCCCCCGCCTCTTCTTGGTCTAAGCTGATTGCTTTCAAACCTAATACCGCTTCCACTAGAACCCAAGCCATCAATGTAAATATCATCACCAATACACCCAATAGCCCCCCTAGTGGTGCCGTCTTTGCGAAACTTGATAATATCCCCATCTGAAGTTAGGCGATTAAAATTTGCTGTAACACCACCATCTCTTGCAACACCTATCTTGTTGGCAAAAATGTTTACCCCTTCATCAGTTGATGAACTCTCAACAGAAGAATTAGTAGTCCCCACCAGCAAGTTGCCAGATGCGTCCACGCGGCAACGCTCCGTGTCAGCAGTTTTGACGGCTACAACGTCATTTGTGGTTAGGTCAATGCCGCTATCATTGTCGCCGCTTTGATTGACCAAGCTATCTGTGCGTATTTCAGACATATGCGTCTCCAATCGTCACGGTGATGTCGTTGGCGGTGGTCTTGCCAGTGAGGGTATCTACTTTGATTTCAGACATCAGGCTAAGTCTCCGTGAATTGTTACTGAACAAGCCGCAGCATCTGAGTTTGCATTGGAGTCATTTCTTGTCAAACCATCCATAGCAGACGCTGTTACTGTGCCGTTTCTTGTAAGAACCCTTCTTGCACCACTGCTAGTTGCAGACGTAGCCGTATAATTTACAGAAGAAAAACTGTTGGTGAAATTGATACCGAAATCTCCTGAACCATCATCATCCATAGAGGATACGTTCAACGATGTATCAATATTCGTTGTGTCAGCTTGACCAGATAAACTTCCCATATTCCAAAGAGAATACGCCTTCGCCGCGCTCTGTTTCGTCAGCGTGACTGGACTGGTGCCATCACTGCCTGTGATTGTGTCTGCTCTTAACTCGCTCATGCTATCACCAATTCCGCCCCAGAGGCGACTGTTAGGGTTGCGCCTGTCGCCACTGTCAGTGTGCCAGCGCACAGGCCGTTAGTGCCTGTCGCCACAGTGACATCAGTGTCAAGCTGTTGCTCATGAACGCGGATAATGTCGGCAGTGCCGCCACCAGCATCGCCCAAGAATGAGCCACCACCGCCAGCGCCCCAGCTAAGTGTGCCAGTGCCGTTAGTGATGAGTGTCTGACCGTTTGTGCCGTCCCCATCAGGCAGGGTAAACGTGGTGGTCGTGGTCACGCTGCTTGGCGCTTGAAACTTGATCTGATTGGTGTCTGTGTCATCTGTCAGCGCGAGTACGTTTATGCCTGAAGTGCCGTCAGCAAACTCCTTGAGATGCGACATGATTTCACGCGCATAGTTGTTAACGTCACTTGGCAGCATTGAATTTTCTGCAAGATTGACAGAGCCGCAATCCGTGTTATTGGCTGCAGTTGAGTCGTATTCTATCAGCTTATCTTTTGACATTATGCAGTCTCCTTAACAAGCCATCAGCACACAAGGCACAAGATAACTTCCATCGTCATATGTATGCGAAACGTGCGTTGATGTTACCTTTGCGATTGTCTTACTGCGAACAATATCATCGCCCTGCGGCTTGGCGGTGCCATCGCCAGCAGACATCAGCAAATCGCCTCTGGCTACTGTCGTGCCTTGAGCAATGCGGATAACGAAATCACCTGTTTCAGCCAAGTAAAAATCATCATCAAAGCCCTCATCGTCATCTTCGTCCCAATGGTCAAAGACGCCAGCGACATTTATATCGCCCTCGACAGAGCTAACATCTGTTTTGTTTAGCTGTTCGTTATCTTCGATTGTTCCATCATCTTTTTGCCATACGATCATCTCGTCAAGGTTTGTCATAACAGTGCCTTTGACAATGCTTGTGTCTTTTGTGTCATTTGGTAGACGTGACCAACGAGTTAAGTGACCACCATTGTAACTGATAGTTCCGCCAGAAACGCTGATACTGCCTTCAGAGTTACCTTGACCATAAAAAGTAATGATAGCACCATCGGTGCCTTGCCTGTTAAGCAACAAAACTTGGTCACTGCGAGAGACAAAAACGTGACTGCCGCCAGCGTTTTCAATTCTTGCACCAGTATCGGCTGAGGAGTTGGAACCAGCAGATGCGACGTTTGCATTAGAATTTACTCTGATTTCACTCCTTGCGTAAACAACGCTGCTAAAATTTGCAGCCCCATTGACATCAAGTTTTCTTTCAGGGGTGGTGGTGCCAATGCCCACCGCGCCACCGCTGTCGATGCGCATACGTTCTGTGTTATCGTTAGTTCTAAATGCTAAATAATTGTCATTATTGTCATAAATAATTCCACCACGAGCGGCAGCGTCAGCATCCCCAAAAACAACACCCGCATCTGTAGTGTTAGATGATTTAAGGCTAATAAATACGTTGCCGCTGTCTTCCAACTCAAGTTTGTAATCAGGCGAAGTCGTCCCAATGCCGACATTCCCATCATCAACAATAGTCATAGCGGTTGCGTGAGCATTGACTGAGCTACCAGTTGACGCATCGGCGTCAGCCACCTGAAACACGATTGAACCGCCAGTGCCTGTACCAGTGCCAGCGCCGCCCTTAATTGTCGTAGCTGTGCCAGCCGTGTCAGTGCCACTAGCGTCTGTCGCTTTTATGTTACCATCTAAAATGCTGTCAAACTTGGGGCTTTCCAGTGCGACCGTACCAACCGACACGTCTTTAAGATCAGCCATAACTTCGCGGATCGCATTGTTAATCCCGCTGGCGGCACAGTTCTCATCAATGTCAATCGACTGGATGTCCGTATTTGAAGCTGCGGTTGAACTAAAATCCCGCACAGAGTTTTTCGCCATATTATTCTCCTGTCAAAAGGCCACTGAAGGTTCCGACCCCGCCGCCATACAAACCTGACGCACGCCCCGCTCTCGCCATGCGTGCCTGCTCTGCTGCCCTGCGAGCAATCAGACGATCTAAAAATGCTTTTTGCTGTTGCGGATCAACGCTGAACAAATCACGAGATAGTGCATTGCCAACCTTGCCGGATGTGGTCGCCCTGTCGGTGACGCGGCCTACCAAGCTGCGTGCGGCTGGGAGTGGGTTGCCCATCAGCATCGATGACAAGGCATCTGCGCTCTCAGTCAGGTTTGCCGCGTCCTGTTGGCGCAAAGCTGTCTGACTTCCTGCACTGGGTGATGTTCTTGCGCGGGTCTTGACCTGCTCTGTGCGTGCCTTCATCCGCTTCTCAAACTGGTTGAATGATGCCTCATCTGGAAACGCAGACTTCAATAATTTGCGCTGTTTTTTGTTGCCGAATATCTTGCGGCCTGCGTCAGCCATGTCTGCGGTGCTGTCAACGCTGTTGCGAACCGCTTGGGCAACGCCGATGCGAAAGGCCTCTTTTTCAGAGTCGGACATCCCGCGCACTTTGCTTTCAAGCTCGTCTGGCTTCATTTTGAAGAAGCCTTCACCATCCTCAATCGCCTCGCGCAACCTAGCATCGCCAGCAAACTTGTTGCGTGCTGTTTGATATGTGCTGACACCGTCAACCTTTGGGGCAGCGTCATCTAATATCTTGATAAAGTCTGCGCGAGCGCCTTTGAGGCCACGCTCAACGCCTCTGCCGATTGATGTCTTGGACTGACCACGCTTGCCCAGCCCCATAACCTCGTCCAGCCCCATTTTGATATAGTGCATCTCTTTCAGCGACAGATTGTCTAGCTTCTCGCCTTTGATCAGTTGTGTTGCAGATGGCATATCAACGCCGTCAAACTTGGCGAGGTTGCGTGCTTGCTCAACCGCCTCGTCAAATGCTGGTAGGCTAAACAACCGCTTTAAATCGTCTGTGACTTCAACCGTCACTGGTGCGCCGTCAACGTTAAACGCCGCATCATAGTCGCTCCCAGCATTGGCTGACTGGCGGGTTGCAATCTCATCAAGCGCTTCAGCCGCGCTTTTGTTGCCGCCCAAGATGCTACCGACATCATTTGCAATCTCATCGCCAAGATTTGCCGCACGCTCATCAAGCGCCTTTGTCGCGATGTCACCGCCTTCGCCAGAGACTGTGGTTGCGCCCCGCGCTAATCTGCGAGTTGCTTCGCCTGCAACGTCTGGGATCATTGCGTCCGCAACACCCATCGATGCCTGCTCATTCAAAGCAGCCTGAACCGCCTCTGGTGTGGTGTTTGCTTCTTCTAATGCTTGGAGAGCTTTGAGGTCGGCTGTGTTCTGCGCCGCCTTCTCACTCACGCCGGAGCGCAGCCGATTGACGCCTGATTTTACCGCACCGATAGCCGCTGGTGCAGCCGCACCCAAACCGCCGCCAAGACCTAAACCAACCAAGCCACCAGCCGCCCTGCTTGCGGCATCTTCACCTGATCCGATGCCTGCGATAGCGCCCTCTGTAGCGCCAATGCCAGCCGCAAAACCTGTTGTGCCTGCCTTCTCTAGCACCTTGCGTCCAACCGCCGTCCCTGCGGCTCTAGCGCCGCCTAAACCGCCTGTTACTAGCCCACCACCGATCTCTGCCGCCAATGCGGTCATCGGGTTTTCATCTCTGAAGTCTTTGAGTTGATCGCGCACATCTGCGACTGTCTTGTCATAGTCGCCAAGTAAGCCAAAGCCTGTCCGCAGACCCGCTTCAACTTCATCGCCAAACCCAAGCAGTGCGCCTTGACCAAGAGCGGTTCTCGCTAGGTTGGCTGCATAGCCGTCATCATCTTCTTTGCGCGTTTTCTTTGCATCAACGCTTTTGCGCTCTGCCGCAATCTTATTGACAAAATCCTGCTTCTGCCGATTGGTCATTTTGTTGAAATCGTCTCCGACCTCAACAACACCAACGCCGTCAATTTCAATCTTCGCCATCAGTCAATCACCTTGAAGCCAACATCTGATGATGTGGTTGGGGTTGTGTAATCATCAAAGCTAAACGCTTCAGCGCCTTGCGCCTTGCGGCGGCGGTTGATGTTGCGTTTTCTTTCCT